ACAAAAACTTCGTTTAAAAGCATTGCACCAATTTGCAAATCCAGTGGCTGTTGAATTGGCCCGACAAAAAACCATTGAGCAATTTTCCAACCCTGAAGCACGAAAACACGCCAGCAAAAAAGCTTTGGAACGATTTAATACCCCAGACAAACGAGCCGCCCATGTACAAGCCAAAGCCGTCATGTGTATTGAAACAAGCGTAGTTTTTGGGACTTGCACACTTGCCGCAGAATGGTTGCGCTCCACAGTAGGTTGTGGAGACAATTCACAAATAAGCAAAGTGTGCAGAGGAGTCATAAAAACTGCCTATGGGTACACATGGCGATACATCACACCAGCCAAGGAAGTTGTGGCGTAATTACGGGCGGGTTTACTTGGTTTGCAATCTGTTGCTCAACAGCCGCTTCAGTAGCAGTCTGGTCAACGCCAGAAGCCCATATCCAGCCAAGCACTTGAGCCTGCGTCAATTGTGCGTAGGGTGTGTAAGGTGCGCTTGGGTCAAGCGTTACTGAGCAAGTGGAATAGACAGAGCCGTTGTAAGTGCCGTCTGTGCCAGAGCATGTCCAATGCACGTTGAAAACAACATCGGTCAAGCCTGCTTCTTGTGGGTAGCAGTCCATTTGGGTAACTGTCCATGTGTATTGTGTAGTCATGATATTTTCCTTTTAAAGATTAGCGGCAGAAAGACGCTGACGTAGTGATTGAATTTCCTTGACCAACATTGGCACAAGTTTGGAGTAGTCCACAGCCATCATTTGTTCTGTGTCAGTTGGTTGATGTACTGCCTCAGGTGCGACAGATACCAACTCTTGAGCAACAAAACCATAACGCTGGTGAGTTCCATCTGCTTTCCAATCAAACTTGCGAACTTGCAAGGAATCAATCAAACTAGAAGCAGAGTCAGCGTCAGTGATGTTTTCTTTTAAGCGTTGGTCAGAAGTGACGTTGTAAAGAGTTGCACTTCCATTGGTTGTAATAGAACCAACAATACCATTTGGATTAAGAAATAAAATTTGGTTAGATGTACCAGTTGAGCCTGTTTCAGTATGTAAAACTGTATTAGACGCATTGTAAAAAACTGCTCTTGAAGAATATGTATTAGTTGTTGTATTTAAAAGCAAGTTACCGCTAGAGTCTATTCTGGCTCGTTCTGCAACAGTACCGCTAATTGCTGTGTAAAAACCCATTGCCCCATCTGATAACAGATTAACAATGCTAGAGCCGTGTTGCACATAGAACGAAGAATTTACAGCATCAGATGTTTCAAACGATACATTGTTAAAAGTCGATGCGTTGACACCAATCCCGCTAACGTACCCACGAACAGCTAATTTCCCATAAGCGGCTGGATTTGTAGTGCCTACACCTAAGTTTCCATTTGCATCCAGAGTCATCGCCTGAGTAAAGGAGATAGCGTTCCCTGCTGTGCCTGATGCGGCTGTGTACCACCAATGCTGACCGCCTGTTTGCAAATACCCAGAAGCGTATGTGGATGTTTTATAGATGTAATTAGAGCCGTTGTAATACGCATTGTTCAACGACCAGAAGTTACCATTGTCTCCTGCAATTGCGCCTGTATTGTAAAAATCCAATACCTTGTAGCCACTCCAAGCACTCGGAGTAACTCCCAAGCCTAGATTGCCTGCTGAGTCGAGTGTCATGTCAATAGCGGCACGACCTATGTAATTAGTGCCAAAACGCATTGAGGCATTTGAATATTGAAGAAAATCAATTGAACCGCTATTTCCGTTCTTAATAAGATAAAAATAATCCCCACCACTTGAATTTGCACCATCCGCATCTAAAAGTAAACCAGCCGACCTACTTGTAGCAGTTGCACTTGAAGTATTTACAAATCCACCACCCGCATTGTTTGCGGCAGTAGCATCACCTGACCTAAACCACGCAGTAATATTAGAACCAGCAGGGCTGACAGTTTCCAACTTATAAGCAGGATTGCTCAGTCCAATACCTACATTGATTCCACTAGCCGTATAAAGGCTTGAGGATGTGAGGCGCATGGCTTCTGAGTTGTTTTGCAGAAATATCAACGAATGATTTGTTGTTGTTCCAAATTGGATTGCGCCTTGTGCATCGTTATAAGACCACGCACCCGCAACCGCACCACCAAGTCTTTGAACACCTATAAAGGTAGCAACATTGTTTGGTGTGTAATCACCCGTAATAGATAGTGATGTTGAATTACCAACTGCGGTATTTATGCCAACTGTAGTGCCGTTAAAACTCAGCGCAGACCCAGTAGCCAATGCACTAGAACTAGATGCGTAAACCACACCGCCTGATGTGAATGATGTTAGGTTTGTACCACCATTAGCCGTGCCTAACGTACCAGTAATGTCAGCAGTAGACAAGCTAATTGCATCCCAAGATGAGTCAGTACCATTGGTTTGCAGATACTTAGATGCGTTACCTGTTTGTGATGGCAACAAAGCATTAAGAGCAGCGTTGGCAGTTGCTTGCCCTGTACCGCCATTGGCAATGGCCAAAGTGCCAGAAAATGTGTTGCTTGAAAAAGCAATTGTTTTATTAGTCAGTGTGTCCGTTGTGTCACGGCCGACAAGGGTAGTTGTTGCGTCAGGCAGTGTCACCACACGGCCTGCGGTGGATACCGCATCAAGCAAAGTGATAGCACTGGCAGCCGAGCCTGAACTTCTAAAGCGAATACCTTTGTTAAAGTCTGTGCCGTCGCTAATCGTAACAAGGCCCGTGCCTTTAGGCTGAATGTGCAAACCAATGTTTGCGCTTGCGCCGTCAGCGTAAAAATGAAGTGGAACACCTACACCAATGCCGTTCTTAGCAACCAAATAATCAACAGCAGATGTTGTTGGCGACAGGCCAAGAATCTGTGCGTTGTTGGTGTCGTTGATCTGATTTAAAATCGGCGCCGTGATCGTAGGTGATGTGGCAAACACAGCAGAGCCAGCGCCAGTCTCATCGGTCAAAGCTGTGCGCAGTTGAGCAGAAGTAAACGATCCTAGTGATGTAGCATTACCTACTGAAGTCACAGCGCCAGTTAAGTTGGCGTTTGTGATGGCCGAGCCTGCGGTCAAACCGACGGCTGTACCCGTTGCGTTTGTTGCGACTAAAAATGTGGGTGTGCCCAAATTAGGCGCTACCAAAACAGGAGTGTTAGCGAACACCAGAGAGCCAGAGCCTGTCTCGTCTGTCACCGCTGTACGCAAGTTAGCAGATGAAGGTGTGCCTAAGAATGTGGCGATGCCCGCGCCTAAACCAGCCACACCAGAGGCAATTGGCAGACCAGTGGCATTGATCAAGTCAGCTTGGCCAACAACACCCAATGTGGGGTTGGTCATTACAGGGCTTGTGAACAGGCCCGTAACAGTGACTTGCTTGGTTGTTGTGCCTTGGACTAACGGTATATCCTCCGTCCCCGTCAAGGGCGTTGTGGCTAGGGGAAGTTGTGTAATTTTTACGTTAGCCAAGATTAACTCCTTTTGCCTGTAAGGCTCTCTGTGATAGACCAGCCGTATACATATAGGCGTTGTCGAACTGTGCTTGATTTTGCACCATATTCGTCAATCCACTCGGCTAAAGTTTTTGTAACCCCATCAAGGCAAATTAACTTGCTAGACCTGCGGTTGTTTGATTGTTGTTTGTCTGTTGCCCAACGACAATTTTCAGGGCTATACCCAGCTTCATTGTCTATACGATCTACTGAAAGACCGGGCAAATATGTTTCATTCATATCTGCGTAAAAATTGTCAAAAGAATGCCACCGATCGCAAACTGTTATGCCTCTACCGCCATATTTTTTGTAATGCTGATGCGTAGGATTTGTAGTACGGTGAATAATCCCGTACCAAATATTTCGCAAAGCATGAAAATGCTGGCGTTCCATTATTTTTACTCGTAAGAAATGGTTGCAGAGACAGTGCCGCTGATCACAACGTAGATGCCTTTATTGGTGTACAAACCATTGAAAAAGTTGTGCATGGTATTGCCAGTGGGCGTAAACGTCGCCAAAACCACGGGGTCAGACGCGCTAGAAGCAGATGAGTCATAGACCGTGATGGTGGGCGTGCTAGAAGCGCTGCTCACAAAGATACCGTTGAGTTTGCCAGCGTCGCGTTTGATTTGGGCGGTGGCTGTAATGGCGGTGTAGTTAGACATGGTGGTTCCTTACGCTAAGAATTTGAGTTTGTATAAAGTTCGGAGATGAATTTCAACAATATTATCAATTAACTGTTGCAATGCTGAGTCTTCTTTTTTGCAAATTTCATATCTGCAAGCCTCAATTTGCTTGAGTGAATCTTCCAAAAACTCAACGACGTTTTTAGTGGATTTTGCTGAGTGTAGCGTGATTGGGCCGATCAAACCATAGCGGCCTTGGTAAGCCTCGGCAAAGTCGTCAGCCGCACCAACAATACGGTCGTAAAAGATGTTGAGAGCCACATGCTTAGAGTAGCTACGGGTGTTCAAATGCACACTGTGCGTGACATCGCGGGCCAAAAACAACTGGCCTACAAAATCTGCTGCTGTTTTCATTGTGGCATCCCCATCTGCTGTTCAGGCATCATCTGTTGCTCCTCAGCCTCACGAACCGACGGCATCATCATAGTCTGTGACTCCATGGCCGCAGCCACCACACCCATGGCAATGTCTTGAATCTGCTCCTCAGTCATGCCGGCTTGAACGGCTGAAATACGCTTGGTTTCTGCGTCGTATGCCTTGATCTGAGCCTCAAACTCTTTGCGCTCCATGTCTTGCATCTCAATGGACTTGCCAACATTCTGGATCATTTGGTGCATCTGCTCCATCTCTTGACCCATGGCTTGCATCTGCATCTGGGCAGCTTGTAAAGCTGGGCTTTCGTCACTGTCTTCCAAGAACTTAGGATCAATGGTCTTTTGGAATCGCTTGGCCATTTCTTGTGCGCCAGGCCAGTCCATGTTCTTGACAAACAAGTCACCCGCCACTTGCCACAGTTGAGGGTTACCCTGTAACAACTGAGCCATGGCTTCCAAGGCTTCTTGGCGCTTGGTTGCGTAGCCTGGGCCTGTCGTGGCCACCACGTCGTACTTGCCAACGCCAGGGTTGTAGATTTTCTCAATCACAATACCCTGCTCGTCCACAATCTTCTTGACTGGTTCGGGCTGCTCGGGGTTGATCTTGACCATCTTGGTTTCGCCGTCTTCACCAATGATGCGGGCGATACGTTGTGTGTCGTAAATCTTAGGGATTAAGTCCACCAGCTGACGGGCAACATGGCGCACCGCACGGGTTAGGTTGTCACCGTAGTGGTACGTGCCCACGTCGCCTTCACGCTGGCGTGCAAGTATGGCTTTACCAGACCGTTCGTTACCACCCAGACCAAGAGAAGCGTCATATTGACCCGTTGTGGCCTTAATGTCCTCAGATGCGCCTGCTTTGGCCTGTAATAGACCACTTGAGGCCATCGGCGGTTGCGCCCTTTGGGGTAGAGGCAAGACCGCACCTTGGCCATCAGTCACGTCTGGATTGACCTCAAGGTACGGCCAATTGTTTGTATTAGCCGTTTTCCACTTGTCTTCGTAGCCCTCAAACTGGCCGCCGTAACCAATAAACGGTGCTTTAGGCGCCAAAGCCAACATTTCAGCTTCTTGAGAAACCCAATAGTTGTACATGCGCTGGGCATCTTTGGCGTTTCTGACCAAGCCAGAGACATACAGGCGACCATCAACCTCAAACTCATTGCCAACCACGCGAATGACGGGAATCCATTTGCCTGCCCAGTCGTTTTGCTCAAGAATTTCATACCCGTTGATCTTGCAATACTTGACTTTAGGGTTAACTGACTCACGAGTGCGTTTGGGTTCACCGTAAAACGCTTTGAGTTGTTTGTCTTCGGGGGTGTTTTGGAATGCCGTCTGCCCGCCAGGGTACATGTTCAGCTTGGCTTTTTCGTAGTCAATGTAGTAATAACTCGCAATGCGAACAGTGTCTTCATTCAACCAGTTGCTGATTGACTGATCGCCTACACCCAAAGATTGAAGAGTCGAGATAGGCGCAGCGTCTGGGTACTGGCGCTCATACTCTGCTTTGGTCAAATCTTCAGTGATAAAGCAATATTTAGCGTCCGCGCCCGTTGGGTCTTGGATCAAAGGATCCATGTAGACCGAAAAGCTGTTGCGAATGCGGCCAATCTTAATGTCTTGGTCAAAACTGTTGGGTTCGCAATACTCGGTCATCAGCGTGATGTAACCTTCGCCATACGCTACCTGATTTTCACATGCCGTGTCATACGCTACGTCGGCGTCGCTGATGTACTCAATGTGGCGAATCATGCCGTTAAAAATTTCAGCCACCTGCACGTCCGCGTTGTCGTCTACTGGGATAACCTTGGCGCCGGGGCGGTTCTGACGCATGTCATTCGTCACCTGACGAACGTGTTGCGGCAGTTTGTTGATCGTCAGTGTAGGTCTGGCGTTGATTGTCTGACCCTGCACCGCGCCTCGGGTGGCCAATACGTCAGCAGGCCACTGCCAGTGGTTGTCAGGCGAGCCAGCATAAAAGCGCAGATCGTCGATTTCGTCTTCACGGCTTTCCGCTAAGGCACTCACAGCCATGTCCAAGCGTGCCCGTGCGACGGTCAATATGTCAGAGTCACTCTTTGGTGGTTTGCCGCCAGCCGCTACATTAGCGACTGCGACCATGCCTGTTGGATCTGCCATCTTATTTCTTCTTTGCTGTTTGTTTGGCAGCCTGGCGCTTGACTGAGTAGGCAATGGCCACAGCCTGCTTGACGGGGGCGCCTGCTTTGACTTCGGCAGCTACATTCTTGCGAAAGGCTTCGGGTGATTTTGACTTAACCAATGGCATCATTTCCCCTTTTTAGCCGTCTTGGCAGAGTCTTTAAAATCTTTGGCAGTCGGTGCGCCCTTGTCGCCAGGACTGCGCATCTTCTCTTTGCTGCCGGCGGCTATGCGTTCGCGCTTTGCTGCGATATTTGCGTACAAGCCAGGTTTAGTAGCCATATAAATTACCTTTTTTCAAATTCTCAAAAGCTGGTATTACTTGCAAATTATATGGCGTATGCAACCCAGACACAAATTTGCCCCGCAAAGGTATCACATGATCAACATGCCAGTCAATACCAGTAGCCAAAGTTCTCAAATTAGCCAAATGATACACCTCGCCAATCATCCAAATTTCGCTTTTAGTAAGCCATTTAGGTGTTCGGTTCAAAATATCGGCTCGGCGTTTTGCTCTAAGCGTATTCATTAACTCAGGATTGCGTTTTCGCCATTCACTGCTTAATAAATTTCTTTTTTCACGATTTTTTGCATTCCATTGGTTTTGCGTTTGGTTGCAATGTTTGCTATTTTTTTGCCTCCACAATTTAGTGCTTTCATTGTGTGTGGCTGCATATTTTTCAGAATATTTTTTTAACTTTTCTGGATTTTCTTTGCGCCATTGCGTCAAATACTTTGCATGTTGCCTTGCATGGCAAACAACACAAGTCCAATTTGCGACATATCGTTTGGCAATATGGCCATCTTTACACGGTTTTCCAGTGAAATATGTTGATTCTTTAGCAAGTAATGCTTCTGCTCTTGTCATGCACTCATCCAACCAGTTGATGCGCCGCCTTTATCATAACTCTTTAAAACCCTTGGTGGTGCTTTAGATTCTCTGTGTGCCACAGGAAAGGCAAAAGTCACGCAAATAGCATCAGCTGCATCTGGCGAGGCCAAACCTCGCGCTTTCATGTCTTTTTTGCTTTCCAAAAATATAGTACCCCTAGAATCTGGCTTGATCATAGGTGAAACCAAGTCGGTTTTCAAAAACCTATCTTTTGGAATGCTTGCAGTGCGCAACCATTCTTTCATTGTGCCCCACATCTGCGCCCTCATGTTGCCATACATGATCGGATTTTTAGACTTGTTGCCAAAGTTAATGCCCTTGACCTTGTACCTTTGCTCATGCAAGCGATCCACAATGCCTGCACCCAAGCCTCCTTCGTCAATCACTACCAAAGCAGGTTTGAATTCTTCAATGGCCTCAATCACATGGCCAACAACGGTCATGGTGTCATCACCACGATGGCGATCTATGCGGATGATGTCTCTGCCTTGCCTGATTGCAATCACCGTTGCATCGGCGCCAAAGCGTGCAGGGTCAACTCCAATGATGATGGGGGCACTTTGGTCTTTGTATTTGGGCCGTGTCATGGCCTCATCGACAATGTCAGCCGGAATAAACTGGTCATCACCTTCTGAGGGAAACATGCCATAGACCTCAACGTGTGCCTGGCTTGAGTCTGGGCCGTACTCGTCAATGATGTTCTGGTATACCTGTTTGTCAGTCCCTTCTACCGTTCTAGCGTCCACCACCTTGTTACTCCAGAAGTCGCGCTTGGAGTTAAAGCACTCATAAAAGTAGCCAGTGTTGCGGCGCGGGTTAGAGAACGCCAACCACAGGCGGTTAGGCGTGTTCTCTGTGAAGAAGCCAGCCGTGACTGCCCAAATGCTGTCATCGATACCTGACGCTTCGTCAAAGATCACCATGACACCGTCGTAATTGTGGACACCGGCGTAAGCATCAGGGTTTTCGGCGCTCCAAAGGCGGCCTTCTACTGCCCAATAACGGGTTCCCTTCCGCAAGTCTTTTTCAACCAGTTCAGTGAGCCAGTTAGCAGGGGTGATCTTGGTGGCTGCTACCTCAAACCAGTGGCTGTTGATGCTCATGGCCAACCACTTTGTGATCTCGGCCCATGTGACCGCACGCAGCTGGGCTTCGCTGTTGGCAGAGATAATGGTGGTAGAGCCTATGCGGGTGGATAGCATCCAGATGGTAAGCCAGGATACGAGGGCTGACTTGCCAATGCCTCGGCCAGAGGAGACTGCATTGCGCAAGGTTTCAAAGTCTATGCGGCCTTGTTGGCGTTTGATGTGGGCTGCTATCTCTCTTAAGACTTCGCGCTGCCACTTGCGGGGGCCTTTGAAGTTTTGAAGGGGCGTGTTTTCTTGGCCCCAAGGGAATGCGAACAGCACGAAGGCTTCGGGATCGTCGGCTATTGCCGGCGTCCACAGCGTGGCCATTAGTTCTTGCTCGTCTTCGGGCTTGTAGATTGTGGTTTGCATTGTTGCAAATGGTAAATGATTTTTTTAAAAAATAAAAATAAAAAATGTTCGCGGGGCTACCGTTCCTGTGGCCCTTTCGCGCCGGCCCTACCCCTCCCCTCGGCCATTGGCGGCGGGCCATGGGCGCTTGTCCACAGGGTGTTATGCACACTTGTCCACAATTGCCTGTTGATAACTCAAACTGTAATGCTTTGATACTCTTAAATCTGTGCATAACTTAGGGTCAACTTAACATAATGGACACTGTATAAAGTAGAAACGTATTTTCTGCTTTCC